GACGTTTAGGTCCATGTTGAAGATAGTCTGCGATTGCATATTGAGCTTTAGTAGGAGGGGGTAAATCAAGCTCTTCCCATAGGGCTGTAAGGAAAAGCTTGAAGTCGTCTTTCAGTGAGTCAACGACATTAGTCATGCCTTTCTAACAGGTTTAAAAGTTGATAACTTTTCTCTGTAGTAAATTTCTCCAGTTTTTGGATCTGTTACTTTTTCCAGATCGTTAGGTATCCTAGCAGTTTTATTTCCAAAAGAGGTGTCACCATCTCTAAATGCATCGATGTTTTTTGTTGCTTTTTTCTTGTTTCCCATAATTAAGCTGGTGCGTCGTTGTCAGTGCCAAATGGATCTATGTCCACTGGTCTTTGTGCAGGTTCTCCAACAGGAGAATAATTTGTATCTTGATAGGGTGCATTAGCAGTTGCTATACCTGATAAGGTTGAAGATGCATAATTTAATGCTCCAGCAATTGCTTCTTTCCTTTTCTTTTTCTTTAGTTGATCTTTGTTTTTTGCTGCTGCGTCTTTAGTCATAAGCTGTAAGGGTTTCGTACATTGTTAATTCAGGGAATCTAGTTTGTTTACTTTGTGGTATATTGAACATTCCAGTTTTATCCATAACCTCATGTCCTGCTTGTCTCCATCGTTCAGCCTCTGGGATTTTAGGATCTAAAGTAGCAAAAACTTTCTCAACTTCTTGTACAAAGCGATCTCGTTTTAAAACTTCTTTCATATAGGAAGGTTTATCAGACATTTTTCTCATTTGAGGCCAGAATCTTTTTAAAGTTGGACTTTGAGATTTAATAACATCTTCTCTTAATCTAAAAGAACGATTTAACATGGTATTTACTTCATGAGGAAGTTCAGCTATAGCACCACGTCCTGTGTTACCTGGAATTAGTACTCTACCAGCATCATCTAATATATCTCTTAATGTTTCAAGTTCTATATTAGTAAACATATCTGCATGTTTGCTACCAGCATCTCTTAAAGCTTTTACTGCTCTTCCATGACCTAAACTCCAATCTGTTTTACCACCTTCTTTATTTAATCTTGTAATTAATCTTTCTAGTAGTTTTTTAGATTCACTATGTGTTTTCCAGTAATCTTGTGCAATTTCTGTAGCTTTTTCACCTTTTGGTACTCCTATTTCTTCTACTACTTTAAGTACATCATCATATGTAACTTCAGCACTAGCATTTCTACGAGCAAGTGTTGCTTGAATACTTTCTAAACTATCATAACTTAATAATGGTCCTCTTGCGTCAGTAGGGGAATGTTTATTTTTTAATCTATAAGTTATACCAGTTTGAGGATCAACAAAAGTTGTACCACCTGGCATATTTTTTAAATTACCATGTTTTTGAAAATGAGCATAACCTATATCTGTATGCTCCATAGCTGCACCATAACTTTCACCAAATCTAGTCATATTTGTTTTAATAGTTTTACCACCATGTGCGGTGATTCCGCTACTATGACTCCAAGGTTCAGATAAGCGTACTTTAGCTTCTAATGTTTTTATTCTATCATGGAATTTACCTTTTGCCGTTAATATATTAAGTACACCTGTTTGTCCTTTTGCAATGTCGGCTACATTGTCTACTTCAGAAAAAGCAAACCCATATCCTAAACCTTTATCAGCTAACATTAAATGTTCTAATTGTAAAGGTTTCATACCCATTCTTTTTAAATTTTTAATGCGCTGAGTGGTTTTAGCTACTTGACCTGCTTTTGCAAATGCACCACCTAAAGCAACATCACCAACTACATTACCAATAGCACCACCAATACGTGAATCAAATCCTATCATTTGTGCAATATTACCACCAACGACACCACCGTAGTAGCTGCCAGCGTCTAATACTTTCATAGTGTTTTTAACACCACCACCTAGTAATCGTAAAGCATCATCACCAATACCTTCTTGGTCAGCCGTAGCTTCTTGCCACCAATTACCAGTAGATTTTATGGCACCTCCAACCCATCGAAGAGCATCATCAGTCCATGTATCAGGATCATCTGCAGACCAAGCCTTAACTTGCTCTACAGCACCTGTTACTAGTTGTTTACCTTCTTCTATTCTATCATCAACCCACTCTTCACCGATTGGAGTATCATCGCCAGTTATAAAAGATTTTATTGACATAATTATGCAGTTACGCTATTTTTTTTCTTATCTTTCTTTTTAGGTATTTCTAACTTTTTCTTTGAAGCAAACTGTTTAGCTGTTAATAATCTTCTATATTCTTCACTATTTTTATAGTTAGTAACTCCATCTTCAACATCCATAACTGATTGAACCCAGTTTTTCTTCATTGGAATTCCATCATTTGAGAGGTTTTGCTCTATAGTTGATGTGTCTGGAACATCAGTTGAATTATTAGTTTGTTGAGCTACTGTACTAGCAGTAGAAGCATTAACAGTAGGATTAGGAGTTTCTTGTGTTTGTGGACGATTTGCTACTGATATATATGTTCCATCAGAATTAGAGCTTATTAATAAACTATCTTTATTTAAAAAATTATCAACACTCCATGGGTCTTTGTTAGCCTGTTCTGCTCGGTATTCAGCTGATATCCTTTCGTTTTCAGCTTGTCGTTGTCTATCTGCTGCACCTGCATTAAATTCTGTGGCTTCTTTTTGAGATTCTTGTATTTTTGCATCTTCTCTATCTCTATGACGTATATATCTTTTATCAGTTAATTTAATATCATTTAATTTATTTGATCGTATTTGTAATCTATTCATAGCATTAGTTAAATTATAAGCTTGAGATGGATCGTTTTTAGCAGCAATCCTTAATTTCTCAATTTGACTATTAACTTTTTCTATTTTTAAATCATTTAATTTAACAAATCTTTCATCAAATCTTGCTCCTACAGTTCTTGCTTTAGCTATTCTAGGATACAAGCCACTAGCAACTTGTGCGTCAACATATCTTTTATTATAATCTTTTCTAGATTCATTAGGTAATCTATATGGTTCTATAAATTCTCCTTCTTTTGTTACATATTTATTGACTGGCATTTTATCCAGTACTGTACCATCTGGTGCTAACCAACTCATAATTACTTTTTCCTCCTAATGGATAAACGTGCTCTGTTTTTAGAACGACTCTGAGGTCTGCCCTTTGTTTTGCTACCTTTGTAGTGTGCAGCATCTCTTTTATCGCCTACTTTTAACTTAAGCTTACGTCTAAGTTTGTTGGCATTCTTTTTAATAGACTTACCTTTCTTAGTCTTTTGGTAAGCACTTTGTTGTTTCAGTCGCCTCTTCCGAGCCGCTGGATTCTTCTTATAGTATTCAGCTGTGCGACTTGCCATACATCCTCCTGGTGATTAGCTCTGGGTCTATCTTGGGGATAACTTTAGATAATTTATCTAATGCGGTACCATCATATGCGATACCAGTGATGTCATTTGTCTTCAGCCAATCACAGGCTGCTTTTAAGTCTT